GTTTCTGCTCGATGACATTCCGGAGGCCATGACCTAAGTTCTGCTGAACCATGACAGAGGCCATACTTGGCTTTCTGATATAGCCTTGCAGAATAACCTCTGCTGCTCCCTCCATTGCCCAGCATAGAATGTAGATGTCAGCCTTTAGCTCATCATTAAGATTGAACACAAGCCTGCCTGTCTTGTACTTGGTAGTCTTGACATCAATGTTGTACTCATCCATCATTAGGTCTGTACCTCCATCACCTTCCAGACCACAGCTCATGTCCATTGGAATCTTGAGAGCCTTACTTACCGCGTATTCACCCATGACACCGAGCAGGTCAGCAGTCTGCTGGTCATTGCCCCAGTGCTTCTTATAGCGGTTAGGGTTGGCCTGATCTTTTAGAAAGTGCCTGCCATTGGCCAGCACTCGGAGCAGTTCCATTTCTCTCTCTGTAAATGTTATCTTCAAGGCTCATAGAGGGTTACAATATTAACGCTAAAAATTTGATATTTACACTATGAAAAAGGCAAAAACAGGCAGCACTCCATCGGCTAAGGTTAGCTTCGGGAAGCGCAGAGAGGGCAAGCACCGAAAGGCCAGAAGGCCAAAGGCAGGCAAGCAGAAGGCATACAAAGGTCAGGGCAGATAATTACATTGTATATACATTGTAAAATAAAAATCATACAAACTGTAAAATGGCTGAGAAGAAGTTTAAGACTAAGGTGGGAGGCAAGACTGTAAAGTTCGGTGCTAAAGGCTACTCTATTGCTCCAGGCACAGCCAAGGGTGATAACTATTGCGCTCGGTCATCTGGCATTAAGAAGTGCGCAAAGCCACCTTGTGCCAATGACCTGAGCAGGAAAGCATGGGGCTGTGTTGGCAAGAAGTCCGTAAAAAGTGCAGCCAAAAAATTCACTCGGATTAAGTAATTTTACATCATGCAACAGCCACTAAAGCATTTTAAGCTGTCGGAGTTTGACTCTCCTGATGCACCTGGTTCAGGCAGCAACATGAAGCCTGCATTCCTTCAGAGATTGGACAATGCCAGAGCATTTGCCGGAGTGCCATTCAAGGTGAACTCAGGCTACCGAACTACTGCTCATAATGCTAAGGTTGGAGGTGTTGCCGATAGCTCACATTGCCAGGGATGGGCAGCTGACATTGCAGCTACCTCCGGTACATCGAAGTTTACCATAGTGAATGCCTTGCTCAAAGCTGGCTTCACTCGAATAGGAATAGCAAGTTCTTACATTCATTGTGATTGCGATCCTACAAAGCCTGCCCAGGTGATCTGGACATACTAAAATGACACACGAACTGAAGCTGGAGTTAGTAAAATTTGTACATGATACTCCTGCCTATGGAGCTATCATACTGACTAAAATGGCTAATCCTGACCCACAATTCTACAACATAGGAGAAGAATGGCTATACCATCATGGATGGTCGCTCATTTTGTTTTATCGCTTGTACAGAGTTGTGCTTGACATTCACCGGGAAATGAAGGCAACCACAATTGCCCATAATGAAGGTGGTGAATTGGTTGAGATGAGCAAGTACCAGCAATTATTTCTGCAATTAAAAAAGCTACTGAAATGACAGTTAATAAAGACACATTCGTTCTTTTTCTGATTATGCTTGTCTATGTTGGTGGAGACATCTATACTGCCCGAAAGCAGCATGAGAAGTTGAATCAACTAATTAAAGCGAATGAGGAACTATCAGCAGCCGCATGGATTAAAAACATCAGGACAGAGAAGAGAATTGATAGCCTTAACATTGAGACAGCGGCATTGGCAAAGTCAGTTATTTACCTCGATTCATGTCAGAGCGAGAAAGTCAGGAAGGGCGAGAAAGCGGAAAGAACAGGCAGATTCGTGGGAGGCATAATCAAAGGCCTATTTCCTCACCTGTAACATCTGCGCTATTCAGCAAGCGCATGCAAGTGTATGCTTACACTTGCACATCGGTGGTCATGGTTGGCCTGCTGCTCGGTGTAGGCTGGCTATATAAGATAGAGAAGGTACAGTCATCAGATTCGGTGCTGATGTTCATTCTGGGGCAGGTGCTTAGTGCCTGGGTAGCCTTGACAAACAAGATATTTAGGATCACAGCACCGAACATCGGCAGTGCTGATAATTAGTTATTTTTGTCTTATGAATTGCCTCGAAGATTACATTGGACTAAAAGGATGCACCACTGCTGCGCCTCTGTCTGGCTTATACATAAATGATTATCCGGGCATGAGTTCGGAGCTGCTGGATAAGATTGCCACACCGGAGCAGGTGAGCTATGTGGGCATGTGGAACAGCGCACAGGCTGTTAGCTATGTCAGGCTTAAGCGTGATGTGCAAGCTGCTCTATTCACTTCAGCAGAGGCACAGCTTGATCAGGTGCTGTTCCAGACACGCAAAGAGTTTGTCCAGCAATGGCAGCAAGTACAGGTAGTTCCGGCAGAGGCAATTCTGAAAGGCACATTTGTGAGCATTCAAGGCAGCAAGTATCTGTCAATGCGAGTGAAGCAGATATACATCTTCAATGCTGGCCCTCCGGTGAATGGCATCGATTGGTACATTTATCAAACTCAAGATGGCAAGCTGCTGGAGTCAGGCACTGCTGACCTGGTTGAGGGCATGAATTACATTCAGGTCAATAAGGAGTTCTACTCTGACTTCGACAAGCTCAACATCATGGTAGCTGTGGATTGCACCAATCTACCTACCAGCACAGGCATGTTCAGTGATTATGGTTGGGCGCAGATGGACTTAGAGTGTGCCTCTCGCTTTACTTACCTATGGCGCAATGGCTGGAGCATCTTTCCGGTTACTGCTCCGCTTGGTTATGGCTTTGGCGATAGCTGGTCTCAGGACAATAGCCAGTCAGGAGTGTACATAGATGCTCAACTGCTCTGCTCACTTGATAGCTTCATCTGCCAGCAGAGAGAGTTTCTGCTTGATGCCTGGGCGAACCTACTGTGCTATCAGATCCTTTGGCAGAAGGTGGCCTCACCCAGGGCCAACTACTTCAGCCAAGGCAACAGAGAGTTCACTGAGCGAGCTATGGCTACCTTCCTTGATGGTTATCAGCAGTCGCTGGCTATCTGGGCAAGACAGCTAAATCTAAGAGGTGAAGGATTGTGCTTCAATTGCGACAATGCTGGCCTGATTCAGCAGGGGTTTGTCAGACCTTAACACCTCGCTGTAATCAACGGCATGTACGGACAATTGCCGTACAAAAATGTAATGTTATAACTTTACTATTTGACAGAATTTGTCAAGACATAACTTGACAATATATCACGCAATATTGCGGCAATAGGATAGTTAGCAGCAATTAGTACCATTTGGTATAATACCGTTTGGTATAATTAAAATTGCTTTTGAATCTCTCTGTTCAAGTACCACTGCGCCTTCTTCAAGTCCTCCAGCTTACTGCCCTTCTTGCCTGCCCTGCTAATGTACTTTACAACATTGCCCAGGTTAAAGCCAAGCTCCCATGCCTCTATCACCTTGATTGCCTCATAGGTGCTGTCTGCTCCACCATAGTGAGCAGGATGATTCACTGCCTGCAATGGATCAGCATCCGGCAGGCTATTTAAGTATGAGCTAAGTATGTCTCCCATGATTACGGATAATAAAATAATGGTTTAGGGTGATTATAATCTGACATGGTTCTGCCTCTTAGATCATCAATGTCATTGTATAGCTTGCCATTGAAGTACCAACCGACATGCCGAGGTTTAGAGCGCATGTTAATTAGTTCTGCTTTAATAAGCACGTCATTTACATCTACTTCACCTTCATTGGCAATGATGAAGTCAATGAGTTCTTCGATTTGATTTGGTATGCTCATTTTTCCTCCTTTATCAATCTCTCAATGACGTGTTTAATGTATGTGAGCGCAGATAGTCCACCAGACCAGTAGTTCTTTGTTGCCTTATCATTGCCATCATGGTTCATCAGAAGCTGCTTAGACTTCATCTCCTTCTTGACAATTACCAGAAGCTGCTCAAGTGGTGTCATATAATTAGGCGGTCAATGTTAATGTCATGTGCTTCCTTAAGCTCATTCCAAGCCTCCCAGATGTGCGCTTCATCAATGTGCTTGCCATCCTCTGATGTATCTACAAGTTGATTCAGTTTGTTACGCATATCCCAAATAAACAAGGCCATGTCTATACTCTTGATGCACCGATAATGCTCCATTGCATCATCAGAATCACTCAGCTCAAATGATAGTGTTGCTTTCATATTCGGTTTTTAATTGAATCTAAATGCCCAATGTGCTTGACAAAGCCTCTGCATAGGCTCATGCCTACATAACCAGCTTTGTAATACTTTTTATTGAATTGCATCTTAGAATGACAATGATCATTATCTCTCCACTCGCACATGTCGGTGAATTTGCCCATTGCCAGATAATCAGATAGCCTTCGAAGACCAGGATTCCAAGTCATGCCATGCCAATTGCCCTTGTACCTGGTAGCCATCTGTTGGTAACGAACTCCTTGTTTGGTTAGCTTCACTCCAGGCAGCACTATATGACCATTGCGATCCTCTGGATGCCTGATCCACACTGAAGCACATTTAGGCTCTGCTTCAAGCACTGACCGAGAATCTCCAATAAAGCCGCTATTGTAAAACTCCCAGTCATCTTCGCAGTGGAAGATGTAAGGAGTCTGAACAAGCATGTAGGCCATGTCAATGGCATGTGGCTGGCCTTTGCGATTACTGAATGTCCAGTCAGCCATGATTTGCCAGTGCCTCATCAGGAAGCGGTCAAGCTCCTTCATCAATGTCTGGTTCTGCTCACCGGAATCATCGTGAATGAAAAATTGGTAAGGAGGTTTGCCATCCCAATAGCTCACCAAACTGCTGATTGTTTTTTCGAGCAAATCCCACCTGCCGCAGCTGGTCAGGCAAATGGTTATATCTCTATCACCCATAAACATAAGTAATGAATTTAATGATTAGTAAGCCTATCAGAATTGCATAAACAACGTAGAATATGCTTTTCATCAATATCTCCTTTAGTAATTTCTCCATGTGTTCTCCCATAATCTTATTAAATGAAGTATTGATTATCAAGTAACAATAATTCTGTTCCTGGTGCAACCTTTTTGCAACTCTCATTATCCCATAACTTCATCTGGGTGTTGAACTGCTCCTCTGTAATTGCACAGCCAAGGAATTGAACCGTAACTCTGCCTTCGGTGTAGGTAAAGCCTATGCGATACTCATCATTAACTAAATGATATACCAGCAAGTTACCACCCATTAGACATGCTCTCTGGAGATCATGCATGTCGCACCCGGTTACATCTACCCACAGGTCATTGTAGGCATCGAATCTGATTTTAGCTTTCATGTTCATAATTAATTATTGGTTAGATTTGAGTGGCAATTAAGGCAAAGGAAAAATAACTGCAAAATTATTTTACAAAAAAGTTATGCCGGTATATGACTCCACATCAGCCTTCCTGAAGCAGCAGCTCAAAAACTTTAAGGAGGCATCCAAAGCCGACAAGGTACTTAGGGCAGCTGCTCTTTATGCTGCTCCGGCTGTCCAGGATAGAGTGCAGGATAGCGGAAGAAAGTCAGATGGTTCAGAACTTCCTCCTTATGACTCTGGGCGTACAATAGGCAAAGGAAGCCCTATAAGCAGAAAGTTTGGTGAAATAGCGAGTCAGAAGCAGGTCAAAGCAAGAATGCGAGCCTTTGGTGATACAGATGAGTTCTATGGCTATGCTGACTTTCGTAGGTCATTAGGCAGACAGACTGCTTACATGGACTTGACATTAACCGGAGACATGTGGGCAAGCTGGAAGCCAGTGCCAATAAGCAATACAGCCTATGGTGTTACATTCACTACAACAGAACAGGCAAAAGTTGCTGGGTATCTTGAGGAACGTTTCGGTGCTATTTTTGAGCTGTCAGACAAGGAGCTGGAGCAATCACTCCAGATTATCAATCGCCTGGCTACTGAATTACTGAGTAAATGATTGTTACAAAGGTTACTGTTGAATCTGCGCTGAAGGCTCTCTGCGAGAACCTGGCAGGCACATTCGTTAATAACATGCTCAACTATGGCGAAGCTGTGGAGAGCATTGTTGAAGGCAGTGCTGGCAACTATGTAACTAAGGATGGAAACACTTATTGCGCTGTCAATGATACTTATCCTCTGGTAGTGTTCTTTGTCCG